CTTCTCTGTTATACGGTAGTGATGTTGACGATGTGCGTTGGCATTACTTGCGCGCATGCGCTTTGAGAATCGATTCGTGGGGAAATCCTACTTGTCGATCTGTGTTAGCTGGATATCTTGAGTATCTGAATTCCGAGTACAAGGACCAATTAGTGGGAACTGTGGACCGTCCGAAAGGAGGTATCACAATGTTAAACATTATGGCGAATTGGAAAAGCGATGTATGGATTGAAGCCCTTTATTGTGGTAATGAGTGCGTAGATGACCGTAATTCACATGTGGTCGCATTTAAAACAATCATCCAACAGTCAGAGATAGAAGTCGTACAATCTACAACTACTAAGCAAGACAAGATGGCTAAGTCCAAGATGGCAAAGGCGAAGCGTGCTGCAAAGCGCGCCCTGCAAGCTATGGGTGGACAACGAGCAGGACCTCGACGTGGTCCCATCTTCACCAACCCTCAACCGGTTGGTGGTAAGAAGAAGAAACGTAACCGCAAGAAGGCTGGTGGATTCCAGTCGAGTATTGTGGGTCCTCAATCTCGAGCGGGCGGCAGTGGTCGTCTTGGTTTGAGTGGAGGTGGTAATCGTTCAACGACCAATCGTCGTACGCAAGTCATCGAAGAGGATGAGTATATTGGTGATGTGGCTGGTTCTGTTGCATTTGCAACAACCAAGTTTTCCGCCAATCCTGGCCAAAGTGGTACTTTTGCGTGGGGCAGTAATATCGCTGCTCTATACGAGAAGTACGACTTTGAAATGCTTGAATTTTATTACAAGCGTGAGGTCAGTGAGTTTGCTACTAATGGTTCAGCTGGTAAGGTCATTCTATCATTTGATTATGATGCGAGTGATGGAGCCCCAACCACGAAACAGCAAGTTGAAGATACTGTGCCGCATGCCGATGGTATGCCATGCACAGAGATTATTCGCTTGCCAATTGATGTAGCGTCGATGCGTAATCAGCCGTCGAAGTATGTTCGACCTGGCGCCTTGCCGGCTAATACTGATATTAAGACCTATGATGTGGGTAATTTTTATCTTAGCACATATGGTAATGTTAATACGACTACCATTGGTGAGTTGCATGTGAGGTATCGTGTGCGTTTCTCTAAACCTGTTTTAGAAGCAGCAGGTTCTGCCAACCAAAGTGGATCATATTCTCTGTTCACTTCTGTTGCTGCTGGTGAGGTTTCTACTGGTGGTTCTCAAATTAAGTTTGCTGATGCTGTGTTCAATCCTCTTGGTATTGTTAACACGGCTGGTAGCTTTGCACTACCACCTGGTGCGTACCTTATAGAGACTTCTCTTACCGATACAACTGGTAATTCGAACTTTTCTGTTGATCTTTTGACCAGTAGTTCTGCAAAGAGTGCTGGACCACTTGGACAAACGGGTCTTACACCTTGTAGTTCCACTACTTCATGGGTTTCATCAGCTACAACGACTGTTACATTAACAATCTTTGGCAATGGTTCCACCAGTGGTGATGTGGTGCATGGTTGGGTTCGCATAACCTTTTTGCAGGCAGCTCCGCTGTCTGCTTTACCACCTGTTGAGACTGAGTATGGTTTCCAGAGTGAGGAATTGGCTGCTATGCGTAAGCAACTGCAAGATATGCAGGAGTTTTTGGCTGGCAACAAGTGGGGAGCAAGTGTGCAACCTGCGGGTGATAGTGGTCGCCTTAAGAGGAAAGTGTATGATGAAAGTGATACATCAGAGGAAGAAGATTCCACTGTTAAACTTTCACAGAGCATGGTTGGGCGCCTGACAAAGGTGCTCGCTGGAGGTAAGTAGTTGCGCCAACAATTACTTGTTTCAAATGTTTTGTGTGTAAAGTTATCTTTTGGGGTGGATACCTCCCTACCGTAGTGTAGTAGTATCCGTATCTCGCGAAGACCAGGTTCAGTTTCTAAGTCCGGCTGTGTTGTTGGCATGGCGGCAAAAGACGGGAACAGAATAGTTTATGTACGAGCGGCAATGCTGTTTAACTGTGGAGGGAGTAATACCCACCCCGCTTTGGAGTGTCTGTGTGACCTCCCTTATTCTTTTGAGGGTTTTATGCAGAGAGCATGGCTTTCCCTTGGGAATATGAGCAAATTTGTGGTTTAAGTAGGACAACCTTACGGAGTTCCAGATGGTGTAGACGCCAAAACTGGCCCGTTATTAAGGACTGAACAATAAGAAAAAAA